TCCCGAAGAATACGAAGAAGAAGCACCCAAAGAGAACTCGCTGGAGTACAGAAGGCGCGTAGGTTACGGCGAATCTTGCATGATAGACCAGGGCATAACCCAGGGCATTGTTTAGGGGGAGAGCGAATGAACAAAGACATCGAAGACGAATGCAGAAGGATTTATCTTTCGGGCGTGAGATACGGAAAGACCAGGGCAGAAGCGATTCAGTTGTGTATCCACGTTTTACGCGGCGGCTACACAAAAGACAAGCCCCTCAAAGTCATCGAAGTTACCCGCTACGAGATCTACCGAGAAAAAGCCGAAGCAAGAATCGCGCGACTGAAAGAAGCGATAAAAGAGATAAGCCCGCTCGCGCTGGAGTGTATGACGTTTGAGATTCGGACACCCTGGAAAGTAAAGCCGAAGCCGTTCGTTTGGCACATGATCGAGGATTATGTTGATTTACCCGAAGAAGGAGAAAGCGATGACAACAGATGAAAAAACCAGGTTACTCGATGAACTTCTTGAAATTGAAGAAAAGAACGACATCGGGAATCTTACGAGATCAGAGCGGGCAGAGTTCCAGATGTGGGTCAAAGATCAGAAAAAAAATTATTTAGATTTACCGAATGACCCGACGAACGAAGACGCCCTTAATTATATGTTGCGGAGAACTTTTCCGAAGTCACTTTTTATCCACAGCCGCGACATCGCCAACTTAACAGAAGCAATTCACATGAGCCAGGAGTGGTTAAAGGAACCTTACCAGGGAGCAGAAAGCGAGGGTGAGGAATAGGAATGGCAGGTTTTATTTTTCACCCGTTCGGAACGGGCAAGCACAATTTCGGATATATCCCAGACCCGCCAGAGCCGCCCAGCGACCGATGGTTTGAAGAACACTGCCCGCGTTGCAAATGGAACCACGAATGGCAAGAAGACGGCAAAAGCTACAGCGAGTGCTTGCAAGGCGGATGCACAGGGTTCGAAGAAAAGGAATGCAATGACACATACCAGGAAGGAATGCGCGAAAGTTGTGACCGTTTCGAAATATGCGAAAAGATCTGGGAAGGAGATAGAGGATGAACCAGAACCAGCTAACAAAACTAAAAGAGGGTGCAAAATGGGTTGCTAAGAATCTTGGAGAAGATTATGTTGAGGAATTTTTAGTAAAATATGATTACATAAATAGCGGTATTCCTATCGGAGGAATGGTAGAAACTATGGTTTTTCTGGATATGATAGAACGAATTAAAAAGGAAATATAAAGCAGAAAGCGAGGAAGGTGAGACATCATGAAGAGATGAGTGAAGAAGTGATAATAAGAGTGGCTTACGTTGTTGTGATAATAATCCTCACAATTGTCGGGACAGCAATGTTCAAGCTGGCAAAGAAAGAGACGAGGATTAGACTCCAAGAGAAGCAGCAGGCGTATAAGCCCGAGTTGCACCGGTGCAACAAATATAAACAAAATCGACACACCAGAGAAAAAAATAAACGCTAATATGTAATCGTGCAAATGGTGGATAAAGACACTGTATAGACCCCCGGTGAAGCCTCTTACGAAAGTGAGGGGCTTTTCCAATGTTAGGAGATGTTATGAGCAGTAACCCACGCAGTCAAAACGGTACCCTCAGGAGACAGAACCGAGCCCGTATTAGGGCCGCGGAACTACCGTGCCATATATGTGGGAAACCTATTCACTATGACGAGCCAAGTGATTCGTCGCATCCGTTGTCGTTTGTAATAGACGAGATCATTCCGGTGAGCAGATGGAAAGAATACGGTTATGATTCACCTCGTCATGTAGCCGAGGATCCCAACAACTTAGCTCCGGCTCATTGGATATGCAACGCAAGGAAGTCAAATAAAATAAATTACTGTCCTCATGCGACAAGAGCAACGGGGACGATTGAACAGGATGGAAACTGGTGAGAGAGAGCACTCCGAAAGGGGTGGGGGAGGACCCCTCCCAGGCCCTGAAGCGCCTCCACGCTGGCCCAGCGCCAGCACTCTCGAAGTCAAAATCCACAATAAAGTTATCCACAACGTAGACCACAGACGTTTTAAAAATTCAAGTGGGGAGCGGTTTTTAAGCTCATACTTGGTCATTCCAAGGAGGTAACAAAATATGGCAAAAAACAAGCAACCTTCATCAAGGTCAAGAAACAGCATTTCAGCAGCTGTAAAATCCAAAGACGAGATCAGGATCTGCGAGACCATCATTGCAAAATATGCAAAGGTTCTCGATATGACAGATTCCGGAAGAGACATCAAGCCACTGGCGACTGGTCTTTTCGAAGCAATGGATAGGTTAAAGGCTCTCAGGAATCAGAACAGTGAAGCCCAGAACGAGACACCTTTGTTCAGAATCCTGAATAAAGCAGCCGCAAATGAGTGAACGAATCGGAAGACAGACTCCGATCTTTCATCGAGCCGAGCCTTGGCAAAAAACCGAGGGCAAATATGCGACAGAACTTGCTACCGCATACGCTCTCAAACCTCATCCGTGGCAAGCGCTTGTTCTTGATGATTGGTTGGCTGTTGATGATAAAGGAGTCCTCATCCATCATATCTGTTATTTGATGGTGCCAAGACAGAACGGTAAAACGGGAGACTCCGAGCCACGCGAAACTTGGGGCTTAGTTAAGCGGGGTGAAAGAATACTTCATACTGCGCAAGAGTTCCAGACTGCAAAGATCGCATTCGACAGGCTTCGGAAGAAATTCGGAGACAGAAGAGATGATCCGATGGCTAAGTATCCGGAACTCAACGCACTGGTCGATAAATATACAACCAGTGCAGGGCAGATGGTCCTTGACCTTAAAAATGGCGGTCACATAGAGTTCAGAACTCGCGGAAATAGTTCCGACATGGGACGAGGCGGAACCTTTGACCTCATCGTAGTTGATGAGGCGCAGAGTTATACACAAGCTCAGGACGCTTCACTTTCACCTCTGAACTCAGCGGCACCGTCCGGATCCCCTCAGACCATATTGATGGGTACCCCTCCGACACCGGAGGCAGAACATAAAGGTTTTATCTTCAAGAAGCAGATAGACAAGATGCATGATGAAGCTGTCCCCGGTGCGTGTATTCATGAATGGTCCACAAGGGAGATCGGGGATGTGTCCGATAAGGAGAGATGGTACGAATGCAATCCTTCTCTTGGATTCCAGCTGCTCGTCTCAGCACTTGAAAAAGACCTTATCAGCATGACACCCGATGCTTTCGCAAGAGAGCATTTAGGATATTTAGCAAAAACCATCACGAAAGAAAACTACGCACTCGACAGGGATAAATGGAGTGCTTGCAAATCAGATCAGCTCAAACCTGAAGGTAAAACCGCTTATGGTATTAAGTTTTCTGCTGATGGTTCGACAGTCTGCTTAAGCGGAGCTGTAATCGACAAAGACGGAATCGCCAGAATATCCGTTATCGAGCAGAAATCCACAGCTGCAGGTGTTCAGTGGCTTGCGGACTGGCTCAATGCAAGAGCAACTAAGGCATCATGCGTGGTTATTGATGGCAAGAATGGAGTGGATGTTCTCAACGATAAGATCAAGGACATCTGGAAAGCTCAGGATTCTATCATCAGACCTACTGCAAACCAGGTTATCGCATCAGCAAGCCTTCTTGTCGATGAGATAGGAACCAAACAGCTGACTTGGTACTCTAAACAGGAAATATTAAACGAGAGCGCAAAGAACGCAACCAAAAGACCTATTGGCAAAGGCTGGGGTTTTGGAGGAGAAACATCCGGCCCAATAGAGTCGTGCGCACTTGCTCTCTGGGGAGCGAGAAATTCTAAGAGAGTCCCCGGAAGAAAACAACGGATCGGATGAGGATAAGAAATGTTCGAGCTTAATTTTAAATTTATCTTGGATATGCCTGAAGAAGTTCAGGATCAGTTTAATCAGTGCGTTCGGATCTTCAATAAGCACAGAAACGCAAACGCCATAAAAAGCAGATACTACGAAGGGAAAATCCCTCTTTCTGAGGTTAATCTTGGTATCGCTTTGCCTGACAATCTTCTTGGTTTGGAGATGGATTGCGGATGGGGCGGACAGGCTGTTGACGTTCTCGCCGAGAGATCTGTTTTTGATGGATTTGTAGGTGAGAATGGCGGAGATATTGAGCTGATAACTCAGATAGCCAAAAGGAACAAACTCTTATCCGAATATCCTAAAGCTGCAACGACAGAGCTCGAATTTGGTTGCGTATTCGCTACGCTTTCAGCTGATGATAACAAGAAAGCCAGGATCAGATTTCATTCTCCAGAAACAGCAGCGGCAAAGTATAACGGAGAACTTGGGAGGATCGAATACGGTCTTGCGATTATAGATACTATTAAGAGCGGAGAAAAAGAGCTCGTATCTATAATCAATTTTTACAATGACACTTCAATCTGGGTACTTAAACGTATCGCAGATACACAGACATTTAAGGCTGAAGAGTTCCCTCACAAGATGGGAAGACCTCTTATGGAGCCTATGGTTTGGAACGCCACAGATAGAAAGCCTTTAGGAAGATCAAGGCTTAAAGCTCCTCAGCGCGGACTTATAAAAGGCTTTGTTCGTACTATCTGCAATGCGACAATCGGACTTGAATTTGCTACATCACCGCAGAAATACCTTCTTGGAATTAGTGATGAACAGTACGATGTGATAATAAGTCAGAAATTCAAGCAGTATGTAGGATCAATGCTCGCAGCAACAAGAGATCCGGAATCAGGGCAGGTTCCTGAGTTCGGACAGCTGGCTCAGGGAAATATATCCCCTCATATCCAGATGCTTAAAGCTCTTGCGACTCAGTTCTCTGCAATAACCGGATTGTCTTCCAATGATGTGG